GTTTCGGCAACTCTACTAATAGAAGTTTTAATGGAAAGTACGAAAAAAAGTTTAGTAAATTAACTGATTTTAACCCTAATAAAAAGAAAACCGATCTTCCAGCTCGTTTTGATTTTGAGCCTTTCGATAAAGAACCAGCAAGCGAAATAAGGTTTTATAACAGCGATTCTTTATGGTCACGTTGGCGTAGAGGGTATGAGTTATACACACTGACGCAAACATATTTAGGCTCAGGAGCAACTGAACGTAATACTCGTGGCGACTTTCGAATGTATTGCGCATTCCAACAGTTTCCAGGCGTTTTCATCCCCGCACGTATATTTACCTTTCCAAGCACTGACCCTGAAATAGGGGAGCACATGGTCGGAGTGCGTGATACAAATAGTTTTAACTTTTACAATTTCGGTCTTCCTATTCTTGCGGTACGCTATTTAACGGTAGCGAGCGCCGGTACATACGCACAATCCGGGACTACCATTACCGTAACATTATCTGCGCATTCTTTACAACCAACAGACTCAGTATATTTGGTTTTTACAAGCGGCAGTGGTGTTGACGCTACATTACCCATTGCTTCTGCCACACAAAACACTTTTACGTGTACTGCGGCAGTCGCGGCCACAACATCAGGAAATGTAACTGTACGTGAAAGTACAACAGTAGATAGCCCTAAATGGAGTGAGCTTCGCGTTAAGTTTCGTTTTTTACCTACTCCAGTTGAGTTTTTTGCAGGAGAACGTCTTGCAGATCGCGTAGTAGAAAAAGATCCAGGAGTCGCATTTGCATATTCTCAAGTACTTAGCACAATTACTGTTAACTGCTTTGCTCTACACGGCTTGGCAACTGGTAATCAAGTCCTTCTTGTTTTCTTCTCAGGCGCATCAGTTCCAAATCTATACACAGTGACAGTAACAAGTCCTACACAGTTTACTGTTCAATCAATTGTCCCATCCACTACAAGCGGTACAGGTCTTGCCAATCGAAGAATACGTGGTTACGATTACAACGATTATGTCGGATACACCGTAACAGGCACGGATGACTCTACTAAAGAGTTGTTGTTTCAGCGTGCAGATAGCTACGGAAGCAAAGTAATTGACGGAGTTCCAACCTCAGTAGTACCTGCGCACAGGGGATTTGTAGTAGGCAGATTCCTTACAACTGAGATACGCCATCAGTGCAGTTGCCCTGACTTCATGCGTAGAAAAGCATATAACCTGTATGAAGATGCGCAAAAAAGAAATTTTCCTACTACGACAATTAAGAGTGTTAAACCGGGGCAGCGTCTTGGCCGTACCACTGATGCAGACACGGGAGAAGAAACCGGAGATGGTTTTAAAATTTACGATCAAAGAGCACAAGAAGGTGTTTACAGCGATCTAGGGTATGTAGCTGTGAATAATTTTTATCAGTTACCTACATATGAAGATAGTGTTGCTTTTTCTCAACCTAATTTAATGTATTATCAAACGCGCTGGTGTAAGCACGTTTACGCAGCAATGTGGTCTATTGTTCACGATGAGGGTAACTTAGGCATCAAGTTAACAGGCAAATATACGCAAACAGGCGGTCCCAATATAACCATTATTGCTACGGACCACGGACTAGGTGTAAACACAAAAATGCAACTAGATTTCACAAGCGGGAGCGCTATCTCTGGTGAATACACAATTTCTGAGGTAGTTGATAAAAATACTTTTTTAATAATTTATCCTTTTGCTCAGACCACTTCGGGCTACGTAACAATTAAGAATTTAAAAAATCACGAATATGTTGGGGCATGGCTTCACGAGCCTAATGACATGCCGATCGGCGCTGCTTTGGAAAAATTCTATGAACGTTTAGATAGAGACAATAAACGTACGAAAAAACAAGCGGAGCGCATGGCTATGATGGGCTATGGAATGCCTTGGACTGGGGCAAAAGAAATCACAGGTGCGCGAAATCAACCTCAGCAGGTTGGTAATTTTGACGCCAACTTGGTTAGCTTGATGATGACAGATAATATGCGTCGAAAATTTGACACTGACCCTGATAGCCCAACATTTGGTCAGAACATTTTTGTGCATACAGGTGGTGTTAAGGAAAACAAGGCAACTCTGATGTTGATGATGATGAATAAACTTTTTAACATTGCACCTGAGTTAATTGAGTCCACAAAAGTCGGCATGCTTGACCAACCTCTTACTGATTACACCAGTGATTTTCAATTCGGTGAGATTGATGGCGGCACGTATTTAAACGGTATACCTGTACCAGTAGTGGCAAACAGTGATGTGAATTGCCAAACCTATAATCCTCTTGTTCCCCAGGTTATATTTATTGACGCTGGGTCTTACATAAACACTTAAAAATGACTGTACAGATTCTCAGCAGACGTTCTGATCTGCTCAATGACCGTCCCACACCACAGCGTATCGGTTCCGGTGAGCTCTGTTTAAATTTCAACCCAGGAGATCCTGGGCTTTATTTTAAAGACGATGTAGCGGCACCTAGCACAGGGTTGATCAAAGCAGGACCCACATTCATCGGAGCGGTAGCACCTAATACACCTGCTGCTGGTTTTGCGTCCTTTTGCAAAGGCGAGTCTTGGTTGGATACTGCTAGCACACATATATTGAAGCTTTGGGATGGCACAGCATGGCAATACCCCAAAGCCATTGCGTCAAACAGTGCTGGTAAGCCTTCTAATCCTGTTGACGGGCAACTTCACTATGACAAAACAGCGGCTGGCTTCTTTATGTACGACGCCACTACTGCTGCTTGGGTTTTAATCTAATTTTTAATTAAATAATCGAGAATACGGTCAAGTTTATTGTGGACGGCTTCCATTTCTCTAACAAAGTCGTCTTTAAGTACGTAGTTTCTAATCACTTCGTTTTCAAGAGCATCGATTTCCTGTTCAATTTTTTCAAATCTACGTTCAAGTTTTGTATTGAAATTAGACAGTGCACGTGAAAGCCCAGTAAAGGCGCCCACGCCGCCGGTAAAAAAAGCGGCAAGCATCTCTGGTGTCATGGTAGACCGGTAGTCTTACCTATATTCTAAAGGATTTAACAACTTAGAATACTAAAAAGTCAAATAAGATATGGCCACATACGAACCTAACGTAGAGGGCGCTATAGCAGTCGTAGTTGATATTATGGTGGGCAATGCGTTCACAATGACTCGTCAGCCATATGCGCCCAACTATCGTGGCTTGGTTGACTCTTTAATTGACTTAAAAGAAGGCTTTCCTGTATTTACACCGAGCCGTGTTGGTTTTGATGCGACAACATTCGAAGATATAGCAGATGGAGATGCTCTGTATATGAGAGCATCTGATGGTCTTGTCGGAAAAGCACGAGCCGCTGGTACACAAGATGAAGCTCTTGTTGTGGGTTTTGCCGACGATGCGGCTTTATCAGGGACGGTTGTAAAAGTACTTGTAGCTGGATTATTAGATTATCCGAGTGCAATAGACCCTGGTGATGTTTATTTCTTAAGTACAACAGCAGGTCAGATTTCTCTTACTGCTCCATCTACTGCAGCACAATTTGTTACTAGGGTAGGAGAAGGCGCGACCGTTACAGAGCTCAGTATTCAACTGGAGCCACCTATTTTGTTATCGTAATGGCAGAAATATCCAATTACCCTCCATACTCTCCTAATGCGCAAGGATTGGTTGAAGTTCTTTTAGACCTGCGAGATACAATGGCAGAACAAACTTATTACGGAATAAACGGGTTCGGTGCGCTTGCTTTTGAGAATGTTGTACAAGGCGCTGCTCTTTATTCGAGAAGTTCAGACGGGAAAGTTGGTAATGCCCTTGCAAGCGGGTCTCTCGATCAAGCAACTGTAGTTGGTTTTGCTGAATCATCTAAACTAACAGGAGAAGAAGTCCGTTGCCTTGTTGTAGGACTTGTCGCAACATCCGGGCTAGATGCAGGAGAATCCTACTATTTAGCAACAACAACTGGCGCTATTACTAAAACCCCTCCTTCAACTACAGGTGAATTCGTGACTAGAGTCGGTGAAGCTGCAACAGGTGCATCATTGATTATTCAATTAGAGCCTCCTGTCCTGCTGCGTTAAATAGCTGTGCTGTTAAAATGAAGAAACCGGAAGAACTATTTGAGGTTATAAGGATTTAAAAATGACAACAAGAAAGTCAATTATTTTAAATCAAGGGTTTTTCCAGGAGTTAAATACTCCTACGGACGAACTTGATTTTGCTGGAAATACCACAGCAGATCTTACTGAAGGTACTAATCTTTACTATACAGATGCCAGAGCAAGAGGTGCAGTATCAGTCACTGATTCTGGCGGTGACGGGTCTCTTTCTTACGACTCGACTTCAGGAGTAATAACTTACGTAGGCCCCAGTCCCGCCGACGTACGCGCTCATCTTAGTGTTGGAGCAGGATCAGGGCTTACGTACAATAGCAGCACAGGCGTGTTCGGCACAAGTGCAATTCCTAATGCACAGCTAGCCAGCAGCTCATTAACGATTGGTTCGACAAGCATTGCACTTGGTGCAACCGCGACCACGGTTGCTGGGTTGACATCGCTTACGTCCACCACGCTTGAAGGCACAACTACCGTACGAATCGGTGCAGCAGATGCAGCAAACGGAATTGTTTTAAATTCCTCTGGCATCACATTCGAGGGTTCTGGTGCTGATGCGAACGAAACAACTATTTCAGTAACAAATGCCACCGCAGATCGTTCAATAGTTTTCCCAGATGCGGGTGGCACTGTAGCGCTACTCACGTCTTTAAGCGCAAGCAACAGCGGAACGGGACATGGGTCTTTGGCGTATGACGATGCAACTGGCGCCTTTACTTATACAGTAGTTACAGCTGCAAACATAAGAGGTGAAATCTCAGTCACTGATTCCGGAGGAGATGGGGCTCTTTCTTACGACTCGACTTCAGGAGTAATAACTTACACAGGACCCAGTCCAGCCGATGTACGCGCTCATCTTAGTGTTGGAGCAGGATCAGGGCTTACGTACAATAGCAGCACAGGCGTGTTCGGCACAAATGCAATTCCTAATGCACAGCTAGCCAACAGTTCTTTTACATTGGGCTCAACAGGAATTGCGTTAGGTGCAACTGCAACGACAATCACCGGCTTGACATCACTCACGTCAACTGCTGTTATCACTAATGACGGTGTTTCTGGTTTTGCGATTAGGGATGCAGACGACCTTTCAAAAATTGCGCGATTTGATAGCGGAACAATTTCTGCATCAACTACCCGCACATATACTTTTCCAGATGCAAGCGGAACGTTTTTACTTGGAGGAGCCGCAACATTTGCAGATGATGGTTTTAGGATAGAAGATAACAGTGATGCCACTAAGAAACTTGCTTTTGAATGCTCCAGCATTACTTCTGGGCAAACACGAACGATGACAGTTCCTGATACAAGCGGTACTATTTCAACTGAAAGTTTTGCCACTGCGATTGCAGTTGCATTAGGATAGAGCTATGTCAACACAAGTACAATTCCGAAGAGGAACCACTGCCGAGAACCAAGCGTTTACTGGTGCTGATGGTGAAGTTACAGTCGATCAATCCAAGAGAATCTGTGTTGTACACGACAGTACCACTCCTGGAGGGTTTCCTCTTTTAAGAGAAGACGGCACAAACTCTGCATTTTCTCTCGGTGCTTTAAACAGCTGCGCTTTAAAATTCGCAAATGATCCTAATACCGGACTAATTAGTCCAGGAGCAGATCAGCTGTCACTTGTAACAGGTGGAGTTGCTAGACTTACAATAGATGGAACAGGGTTTGTTTCGGTCCCAGGAAACATGCAGGTCAATGGAGATCTTACAGTTAATGGATCTATCGACTCTTCCGCTAACCTTGCACTTATTGTTGCTCTAGGCTGATATGGCAAACACTTTCAAAGTTGATACAAAATCTAGTCTGACTAACAGTGCGATTACGGATTCTGCCGCAGTTGTTGTTACCGCAGGTGGTTCGGCTACTCTTGTGCTTCTCAGTATTCTGGTTTCTAATAAAACAGGTGTAAGTGCTGATGTAGATGTTTATATCCAAACAAATACAGGTGATGATATTTACTTAATTCGCAATGCTCCTGTGCCAACAGGATCTTCTTTAGAGATCATCTCAGGATCAAAAATTATTTTAGAGTCCAGTGATCTTTTAAGAGCGCGTGCAAGTACTGCAACTAGTTTAGATATTGCAGTAAGTTATCTAGAACAAACTTAAGGAGGTACTTACTAATGGCACTTACTGATATTGATGCACAGCGTCTAGGAGACAGCGTCGGGGATAAGTTAGGTAATCGTAGTTTGATAATTAATGGGGGTATGAAAATTGCACAGAGGGGAACAAGCCAAACGAGCGTCAGTGACGGCTCAAATGACGGTTTTAATACAATAGATCGCTTTGGTATTGAGTTTGGCAACAGTGCTGGCGGGGTTTGCACAATCAGCCGAAATTCAACTGTTCCTTCTGGATACGGATTTTCCAATTCTTACAAAGTTGATGTTACCACTGCCGATACAAGTATCGCTGACGATCATTTAATTTATATCAGACAAGGGATTGAAGCTCAAAACGTTAGAAACTGTGGATGGGATTATACCAACACTTCTTCCTTTATTACTGTTTCTTTTTGGGCAAGATCGTCTAAAGCTGGCAACTATTGCTGTACCTTAAGAGCACAGGATGTCGGGCATTTTTATTACAATCATACCTATTCACTTGTTGCAAATACCTGGAAAAAGATAACATTTAGCGTTCCTGGGAATGCTAGTCTTGTATTAAATGATGATAATGGTTTAGGTATAGACCTTCGATGGAATCTTGCCATTGCAGCAAATCGCAATGATGCAACTACTAATAGTTGGCAAACTGGAAGTGAGTTTTCTTCAACTGAGATTGTAAATTTCTTTGACAGCACATCTAACGATTTTTATCTTACCGGCGTTCAATTAGAAAATGGAAACACAGCCACCTCGTTTGAACACAGAAGCTACGGTGATGATCTTGCTGGATGCCAAAGGTATTACTCTGAGAGCAACGGGGCCGGTGGGTGTCTTGAAATAGGTACAGCTATAATCTCCTCAAGAGTTGCCGGTCCAGTGAAATTTATGGTGCCAATGGTAGCAACTCCAACAGTAATTATTTACAGCACTGACCTTACGGCAGGCAAGATCAACCTTTACAATAGTTCCGGTGTCAATTTAGGCAGTGGTTTCGTTGCTGAAAACGTTACAGCAGCAGGATACAGGTACGTGGGGGATGGCTCAGGTTTAACAGGTGGCAACTTCTACTCTTGGAAGTGGACAGCCGACGCGGAGTTATGATTATGTATAAATTAATTTCAGACGACAACGGCAACACTGAAGCAATCCTGAGAACTGCTGACGTGGCATGTATCCCTATAGATGAGGGAAACAAAGACTATCGGACATACCTTGCTTGGCTAGCCGAAGGCAACGAACCACTACCCGCTGACTCAGGGCAGGACCCTTGGGCGCAAATTCGTTCTACCCGTGACCAGCTTATCAGTGCTTCTGACTGGACTATGACTCCTGGCGCCACCGTAGACCAGGCTCAGTGGTCTGCTTATCGGCAGAAGCTTCGTGATCTCCCACAGACTTACGAAAACGCAGCTGATGTTGTATGGCCGACTTTGCCTTCTGCATCAGGTCCGAATACAATAGAAGAATAAAAGAGCACTTAACTATGTCGTATATCGGTAATTCGCTGCAGACGGGACAACCTAATTATAAAATAATTGATGATATCAGTGGAAGCTTCAATGGTGTTACGACGAGCTTTCCACTTTTAGTAGGTGGTTTGGTTCCTGCTCCATTTCCTGTAAGCTCTCAACACTGTTTAATCTCAGTTGGTGGTGTTCTTCAAGAGCCAGATCCTACAGGTTCAGCAGGATACTTGCTAAGTGGTAACAATATTGTATTTAGTGCTGCTCCAAATTCAGGTCAATCTTTTTTCGGAACCGTTTTAGCTGGTGCAGATTATATCAATGTGGGTGGTAGTTTCCCTGATGGCACGGTATCACAACCGTCGATTACTTTTGATAGTGATTTAAATACAGGGATTTTCCGTTCTGGTGCAGACCAACTCAGTATCACTACGAGTGGAGCGACACGGACAACGGTTGACAGCGCTGGCCGGTTGGGGATCGGAACGGAGAGCCCATCCATGCTTTTGGATGTCAAGGGAACTGTAACTGCTGGCGGAGGAAGTGACGAAGATTTACAGCAATGGAACATAGGATCTGACAATGTAAAATCTGAAATTAAATATGTTGATACTGCTGCCCTAAGAGGCATGCGCTTTGGTACATCTACTGCCCATGCTTTAGGTCTACAAAGTAGCAATACCGAGCGGATCAGACTTGATTATGACGGAGTGAATTATATTCAGAATAGTAGTGCAGCATCTCAATTAAGGATTGGAACTCTCGATAAGATCAGTTTTGAAGATAGAGAGCATACACTCACTGTATATGGTCACTCGACTGATGACTATACCCTATTGAGAGGTTGCAATGTTAAAGATGGAACACCTGTTTTTGATGCATATGTAAATGGAACCAGATCAATTGAAATCGAATCAGATGGCGGTGTTAATAGCCAAGGCCCATACACTAACGTTTCCGATCAAAGATTAAAGGAAAACATTGTGGATTCTCCTTCTCAATGGGATGATGTGAAGGCATTGAGAGTTCGTAAGTTTAACTTTACAGAAGCTTCTGGATATCCGATGAATCCTAAAATTGGTTTCATCGCACAAGAAGTAGAACAAGTTTCACCTGGACTTGTGAAGACGAGATATTCTTATGACGAAGATGGTCAACAAATTGTTGATAGTGATATGAAACTTGTTAAAACAACTGTAATAACGACTAAAGGATTTAAGGCTCTTCAAGAAGCAATGGCAAGGATTGAAACCCTTGAAACACAAAACGCCTCCCAAGCCGCCACTATCACGGCGTTTGAGGCACGACTTACTGCACTTGAAGGAGGTGCATCATAAGCACTATCAAAGCAAATCGCTACGTCACATCTTGACGGCTTGCTGAACCAGCTGGCATTAAAAGGATAACTCCGTTAGAATAGATTTATCTAGAAGTCGTTTACTGTGTCATACATAGGGAGACAACCGGCTCGCGGACAGAATCGAGAAATAGACGACATTTCAGGTTCTTTTAACGCGATCTTAACCTCGTTTAATTTGGCGGTAAGCGGCACAGCTGTTTATCCAGCGAGCACGAATCAGCTTTTTGTATCTATTGGAGGGGTACTTCAGAACCCGAGCACAGACTATACCGTATCTGGAGCTCAAGTTACCTTCACAACTGCGCCTGCGAGTGGTCTTAGTTTCTTTGCAATTATGCAAGGGGATGCGGTTGATATCAATACCCCAGCTGACGGCACTGTTACAGAAGCTAAACTCGCATCCGACTTTACAGGAGCCACTGGCGGAGCAGGTAACCACGTATTTCACCTAAACGAGAAGGTTGTGAATACTAGTTATTCAATTCCTGCGAATCGTAATGCACTGAGCGCAGGACCGATTACAATTAATACAGGTGTTGTAGTCACGATACCAGCTACAAGCACATGGGTAGTGTTCTGAGGTAATTTATGGCAATTACAATTGATGGAACTGGTACTATCGGCGGCATTACTGCCGGTGGTTTACCTGATGGGATAATCACAGGAAATGACTTAGCCACTGGTGCAGTTACTGGAGAGAAGTTAGGCACCAAAACATTTGTTAGCTACGCAGCCATTTGTGACCAAAAGGCGTCAGGCACTGCTGGGGGCACCTTTAATAATTCTGCTTGGAGAACTCGTGATCTAAACACCGAAACCACTGATTCTGATAACATCGTCTCTATTCTGAATAATCAATTTACTTTAATTGCTGGAAGTTACTTAATTACGTGGAGAGCACCAGCCTATAGATGCGGTAGACACCAGTCAATTCTTTATGACATAACAGCTGGTGCCATTGTGGGAAGGGGGCAAAGTACATTGAGTGATTCTGGTGTTGACGGTGATGTAAATGAGTCATATGGCAATCTTCGCGTCACATTTAATTCAAGCAACACCTATGAAGTCCGACATCAATGCGCTGTAAGTGAACCAACCTATGGCTTGGGCTATCCTTGCTCCATGGGTCTTGAACAATATACAAATGTCGAAATCTACAAGGAGGCTTAAATGGACATTAACGCTGCGATTGATCAGCTTGGTTTAAATGCCAACACCTATAGACTTACTCAATCCGTACCGCCGCATACCATTGTTCAATGGAACGGTCCTGATGCTCAGCCAACAGATGCAGAGCTTGAAGCCGCTTGGATCTTATGTCAAGCACAGGAATACAAAGCTAAACGCGCACCTGAATATCCATCAGCCGCTGACCTTGCAGATGGCTTGTATTGGGCGAGCAAAGGTGACGACACAAAACTAACTGAGTACTATGCAGCTTGTGAAGCTGTTAAAATTAAATATCCGAAAGGAGGTGCAGAATAATGGCTATTAAATTAAACGGCTCCACATCTGGTTCAATTCAACTAAACGTGCCTGCTGCCGTAACTGGCGGTGATGTAAGCCTATCTGTTCCTGGTGCTGGAACACTTGATCGGCTTGAGCGTGTTGGCAATATTTTGCAGGTTATTCAAGTCGTAAAAACTGACAGAGCAAGCGTCACTGGCTATAATTGGGCAGATACCGGTTTATCAGTAAATATTACGCCTACAAGCACTGCTAGCAACATTCTTGTGCTGGCCAATGTTCACTTAGGCAGTAGTAATGGTTACGACAAGAAGCTAAAACTTGTCAGGGATTCAACCGATATTGGCCTAGGCGACGGGAATGGCGGTCGGCCTGCGGTCACTAGCGTGGTAAACAGTTTTGACGTTGACCAACCCGAATATAATGTAATGCCTACCGTAATCTCATATTTAGATACTGGCGTAAGTACAACAAGCCAAGTAACTTATAAAGTGCAGTTTGCTGCTTACAGTACATTCGTAGCGTATATTAATCGTACCTCCTCATTCGGACTTGACGGCGCTAACACGCCAGCCCAATTCGACAGCACCCCAATATCAACACTTACATTAATGGAGGTAGCAGGATGAATCACGAAGCTATTTATCGGGCTTACTCAAATGTTGTTAGTATTAATGACAGCACTGGTGCCTTTGATGCTGAAGGCAATCAAGTCACACTTGATCAGTCAGTCGTTGATGCTGCTGCTATTGAGGTTGCAGCGGAACAAGCACTTGTAAGACTACGCAGCAAACGTAACCGTCTAATTGCTGAAACCGATTACCTAGCGTTAGCTGACGCAACACTTACTGACGAAATGTCAACGTATCGTCAAACTTTGCGGGATCTACCTGCAAACACAACTGATCCAGCCAACCCTGTTTGGCCTACTAAGCCAGGAGGCGCATCATGAGTACCGTCAAGGTTGATTCGATCAAGCACACTTCCACTGATGTTGGAGGAATTGTTATTGATGGATCGGGTCACGTCACAGTTGACGACATACAGATGCCAAC